TCAAGAAAAAGAAGACCAATCAGAACGTGTCAAAGAATTTATGAATTATCAACTTATGGTTGAGATGAAAGAATACGAACCAGAGTTTGACCAGATGTTATTTAATTTACCATTATCAGGCTCTACATTTAAAAAAGTTTATTTTGATTCTATACTCAATCGTTGTGTTTCTAAATATGTGCCTGCAGAAGATTTGTATGTGCCATACGCTGCAACATCACTCGATGATGCAGAGTCTATTATTCATGCAATCAAAATGACAGGCAACGATGTTTTGAAATATCAACTGTCAGGATTTTATAAAGATGTTGACTTGGTTGACAGCTTGTACAACCCATCAGAAGTCAAAGAGAAAAAAGATAACATCAGCGGTTCGTCAACGAGCCAAGATGAAATATACACGCTCCTCGAAGCACATTGCGATTTAGATCTAGATGGCTTCAACGACATCGGTACAGACGGCGAGCCAACAGGGCTGAAGTTGCCATACATCGTGACCGTTGATGAGGGAACGGGGACCGTGCTTGCTATTCGAAGAAACTTCGACGCACAAGATCCAAGAAAAAAGAGAAGAGATTTCTTTGTGCATTTCAAATTCCTACCAGGACTAGGCTTCTACGGATTTGGCCTAATCCACATGATCGGCGGATTGTCTAGAACTGCAACTGCAGCACTTAGACAATTACTAGACGCCGGCACCTTGTCAAACTTACCAGCCGGATTCAAGATGCGAGGCATCAGAGTTCGTGACGAAGCTCAACCGTTGCAGCCGGGCGAGTTCCGTGACGTTGATGCCCCTGGAGGAAACCTCAGTGACGCTTTCATGCCGTTGCCGTTTAAAGGTCCAAACCAAACATTACTCCAACTCATGGACGTTGTTGTTGGAGCAGGACAAAGATTTGCATCGATTGCTGATATGCAAGTCGGTGATGGCAATCAGAGCGCAGCGGTCGGCACGACTGTTGCATTATTGGAGCGTGGATCGCGGGTTATGTCTGCAATACACAAAAGATTATACCAAGCGATGAAGTGTGAGTTTATGTTGCTCGCACAAACATTCAAAACATACATGCCACCTGTCTATCCATACGATGTAATCGGTGGCGCAAGACAAATTAAACAAACAGACTTTGACGACAAGATTGATATTGTGCCTGTAGCAGATCCAAACATCTTTTCACAGACACAAAGAATTACAGTTGCACAAACACAACTGCAACTTGCTATGTCTAATCCAAAAATGCACAACATGTATCAGGCGTATCGCGATATGTACGAAGCGTTGGGTGTAAAAGATGTCGATTTAATCTTGAAAAAGAAAAAACCTGTACAGCCAATGGACCCTGCAATGGAAAACATGATGGCATTATCAGGAACAGAGTTCAAAGCATTCCCAGGACAAGACCACAAAGCGCACATGGATGCGCATTTAAGTTTTATGGGTACGATGATAGCAAGAACAAACCCACAAGTTTTAGGTTTATTACAAAAAAACATACTGGAACACATAACTTTGATGGGACAAGAGCAAGTTCAACTAGAATTTAAGGATGAAATGCAAGAATTACAGCAAATTACAGCTCAAATGCAACAAATGGGGCCTCCAAACCCACAAAATCCACAATTTGCGGTCATGCAACAAAGAATTCAGTCGCTAACACAGACAATGGAGTCAAGAAAAGCACAATTAATTGCTGAAATCATGGCAGAGTACTTAGAAGAAGAGAAAAAAGTGCTTAATCAGATCGATAATGACCCACTATTGAAGTTAAAAAGCGAAGAAGTACAATTAAAAGCAAAAGAAGAGGAAAGAAAGCGTGAAGAAGGCGAATCAAAAGCCGAAATGGACGCTCTCAGACTCGTTTCTAACCGTCAAATCGCTGAAGATAAACTGCAACAAGACGACAATCATGCAAAACTTAGAGCATCTGTATCACTTGCAAAAGATGGTATTAAACAGATGAAAGCAACCATGGTGGAGCAAGAATGAACCCATTAATGAATCTATACATGAGACAAATGGCTGCTCGAGGTGGCAGAATGGCTTTTCAAGGTGGAGGCATGGATGCTGGAGCTGGTAGTGCTGATCAAGGTGCAGGAGCAGGAGTTAGTGCAGGTGTAGCCGCAGGATTGGGGAGAGGGATTTCTCCCGGAGGACAAGATGCAAGCTCTGTTAATTTTGGACAAGAAAATGTTGGTCCTGATCCTGACACTGATCCGAACAAAGGTGACAAAAAAAGTTTTTTAGATGTTACAAAAGATGTCAGCGAATTTGCATTTAATCCAGTTTTAGGATTAGTTAGTTTGGCTACTGGCGTTCCCGTTGGTCTAGGACTTGGTATTGCAAACGCGCTGGGCATGAATGTGGACATGGGTCCGGCACCAGATGTGGCTCCAGATAGAGGAGGCAGAGCAGACGAGAGAATGATAGCACAAATACCACAACAAACAGTGCCTGTGCAATTGTTTGGTGGTGACACTGTAAAATTACAACGTTACGAAGATTTTATGAAGGCTGGTTATCCACCAGACATGGCAGAATATTTAGTAAATCAATTAATGTAATGGCTATATCAAGACAACAACTACCAAAAACAACTGACAGAAAACAAAAGAAAGTCAGTAAGGTAATGCGTGAATTTAAAAAAGGTAAATTAAACATTGGCAAAAGTAAGAAAAAGGTTAAGAATAGAAAGCAAGCCATTGCTATCGCACTTAACGAAGCTGGCATAAAACA